GAATAATAAAAATATGAATAGAATCTATCATTCCAACGAGTAAGCAAAACTCAAAAGGCTAACGATTTATTTTAAAAAGAGTTTTCTGCTTCTAAAATACTTTTCAATAAGAAAAAGAATTTTGATAAAAATTTGTAACCTTCTTTATCCATTACTCACTAATCTATCGAATCCAAAAACTAAGACTATGAAATTTAAAAAGATTAAAAAATGAAAACGGAAAGATCTATGAATAATTTTGAGAGCCGTAAACAGATAATTGAAACTATTAGAGAAAAACAAGAATTAAAAAGAAAAGAAATATTACGTTTAATTAAAAATGGATTATTTGAAAAATATAATAATGAATGTTTAGTACATAATAATATAGAACTAAAACGAACAATAATTTTAAATAAAATAAATGAGGCAAATAAATATTTTAAAATAATTGAAGAGATGAATAATATTGATATTATTATTAAGAATTAATTCTTAATAATTCTTTTAATTTTTTTGTATTAAAAATAAGTATTTTAATAAAAAATTGATTAGTATTTTATATCATAATAATTACAGTTTTAGATAATTGTCCCCATTCAAAAGATGAACACGCAAAAGTTTGTTTCTGATTTTATCGCTGAATTCACCTCCCATCCTGAATGTTATGAAGATGTGGTTGATTTGCTCGATTGTACCCTCGATGATATTGTTTCTTACAATACTATCGAAGAGAATAAGAAGATTATCTTCGAATATTCTGGTGGTGTGTCGATTGCAATGACCCTACACGAAGAACATCTCGGTTCAATGGATGAGTTGTATTCAAACGTTGAACTCATGTACCAGCGGCTGGCATTCGTTTCTCTTTTCGTTAAGTTGTATCCAATCGTGGATGCTGCTATTTCGGACCATTGCACATTCGCAATATTCGCTCACAGTTTCAAAGTTGAATTATTATCCAACGATGATTATTATGAGGGCGATATGTCTATGCTAATTGGTGAAATCATTTCAACCAACTCGCAAGACGTAAATAAACAGATTATATCTGATTATTATGTTGATTATGGCATGGTTCAAAATCTCAGCGCTATGATAGTCCAGCAGTTGGCGTTCATTGCTCTATTTTCAATACTAAATCGTGAGGTCGGTCCAAGTGTTGTAAGATAGAGTGGTAATATATTGGCAAAAATTAATTTTTTGTCATTTGTAGTGATTTAAATATAAATGACAAAAAAAATGAATATAGGGTAATATATAATAATTATCTTACAATCAATGGAAGAGCTTTGTGAATTCATCAGGACTTATGCACCAACTGCAAAAGAAAATCTTGGATTGTCTGTAATTCAGGAAATTGACAAAGAAAATTATTTAGATGATATAATAAAATACATCGACAATAATTTACATTATCATCTCGTTCATTTAACAGATATTGAATATTTGTATGATAACTTGTGTGTTCAAGCAGCACCCATAATATCATTCAAATATAAAAATGTCTGTTGTAATATTTGCGAACATTTTGATGATAAGCGTGATTACTGGAGGGCATCAATAACACCTTGTTGAAAGTAATCATCATTATAGAACAAAAATTAATTTTTGTTCTTTTATTTAAAAATTGATTATAATATTATTTTATTTTTATTTATAATCATAATTATGTTAAAAATTGAATTAATAGTTATTAGTATAATAATTATTTATTTATTATTTGTATTATATAGCTATTATATTTTAACTAAACATCTTCAAAATAAAAATAAAGAACTTAAATTAATAATAAATAGATTTAAGGAGAATTATAAGAAATCTTTAAATCCATTAATAAATAATAAAAATTGATTATAATAATTATTTATTTTTTTTTAATATCAAAATAATGACATTAATTGAAGGTCTTTTAATTTCTATTTCTGTTTGTTTAATTTCGTTTTTACTTATTTATATACAAATAACAGCAGCTATAATAATAATTAAAAATCTTGAAAATAAAAATAAAGATCTTGAAAATATTATTACAGAAATGAGAGAAACAAATAAAGAACTTGTAAATAGAAATAAAATTATTAAAAATATTATTACTGAAATAATAGATACAAATAAAGAACTTAAAAATACTAATGCAGAAATGAGAGAAATAAATAAAAAACTTGAAAATACTAATACATAACTTTTAGAAACAAATAAAGATCTTAGAAATATTAATGTAGAACTTTTAGAAACAAATAAAGATCTTGAAAATATAAATATAGAAATGAGAGAAACAAATAAAGATCTTGAAAATAGAAATAAAATTATTAAAAATATTATTACAGAAATGAGAGAAACAAATAAAGATCTTGAAAATACTAATACAAAAATGATAGAAACAAATGAAGAACTTAAATTTTTAATGAAAAATCTTGAAAATCTTAATGAGAAAATCTTAATAATAAATAAATTGATTTAAGGAGACTTAAAAGAAACCCTTAAATAAAAATTGATTATAATATTATTTATTTTTTAATATCAAATAATGATTGAAGGTCTTTTAATTTCTATTTATATTATTTATATAAATTATTATGAATTTAATATATGTACATCATTTTTAATAATATATATAGTTCATAGAAATAAAAATATATTCAATAGTAATATAGAACTTAAAAATACTAATAAAGAACTTGAATATATTAATAAAGATCTTGAAAATGAAAATAAAGAAATTAAATCATTATTTATATATATCAGAGATAATAATAAAGAACTTGAAAATAAAAATAAAGATCTTGAAAATATCAATAAAGAATTAGAAGATATGAACAGAGGAATTAGATATACAAATAATCAAATTAGAGATGCTATTAAAAAATATGAAAATAGAAATAAAGAACTTGAAAATATGAATAGAGAATATAGATATGTTCTCTATGGAAATTAAACAGATTTAAGGAGACTTAAAAGAAATCTTTAAATAAAAATTGATTAAAAATTATTTATTTTTTGATATTATGATTATTTATTTTATTATGTTAATTGCTTTAATTGTAGGTATATTTATAACTTGTATTACACCAACCGAAAAAATAAATGGGACAAGATTATTTATTTTTATACATTCTATAACTATGTTTTAGGTAATTTGTTAAATGCTCTCTCTTTATTTTGCTATTTATTATTTCTTTTATTACTCTTTCAATATCTTCGTATGTATTTGGACTTTTTTTAATAAAAAATGATTTAATTTATATTTTTGTATTTATGATAAATTATATTAGTCTTATATTATCTATTGTCATTATTATAATTATTATTATTATTCTAATATATTCAATTATGTATATTAATAATATAAATAATCATCAAAGAATAAAAAATAATATTGATATATAATGAACAAAAATTAATTTTTGCCCATATATTCCCCCATAACCATTAAGAAGCCTGAATTTTCAGCAAAGAGCACAATTAATAGAAGATATCTTCCTGCGATTGATTACCTCTTTCAATGCAATTTCAAGTTTTGATACAAACTTGATTTTGCGCTGAAGTTTTCGGCGCTTAATCTCTCCCTGCAAAGCAATAGCAAATTTTGAACCAGATGCGTTATTGCATCCTTCAGCATCTGCAACAACTTGAATTCGCTTGGCTTCAGCTTCTGCTTTCAGTAAAAATTCTAATAATAGTTTTCTTTTATTAGAATCTTCATTGCGCTTTGCTTTTGCTTTTTCGAGTTTTTCACGTCGTTTTGCTCTTGCATCCAATTGTTCTTGTACTGTTTTAGCGCATACATACACAATAGAGGCAATGAAGAAAATAAGTAAAGCTATTTTTGCACAATAATCCATTGTATTGAAACAATGTGATCCAGAATTAATTGGATAATTATTTATCTAATTATAATCTTTCATTTTTATTTATAAAACAAAAATAATAATAATACAAAAATTAATTTGCTCTCATTTTTCTTCTGCGATTGATTACTTCTTTTAATGCAATTTGAAGTTTTGATTCAAATTTAATAGGATTTTTATTATGTTTTCGGCGCTCAATTTCTTTTTGTAAAGCAATAGCAAATTTTGAATATGAATTATTATTTTTTGTTTTTACATCTTCTGAATCATATTCTAATGTTTTTATAATTATTTGCAAAACTTTTGATAAAATATTGTATAAAGAAACAATCATTAAACATATTATTAGAAAATGGAGAATTATAATGAAAAATTGATAAATCATTGCAATTTGAATAAATATATATATAATCAAAATTTCATTTTTTTATAAAAACTTTATAAATAACAAAAACTAAACAAGAACACCTGCAATTTTACCACTCCTAAAATCATTTAAAATTATTAGAGATTTTTGAATTTTAGAAATAATAATTATTGCATTTGTTTTTCTTTCATCAAGAATAGAATTCCAATATTCTTTTGAATCATTCATATTTTATATATAATGAACAAAAATTAATTTGTCCATAATAACCATGCAATCATAACTAAACGAGAACACCAGCAATTTTACCACTCCTAAAATCAGCCAAATGTTTCTGAGCTTTGTCCATTACTGAAAATTCTTGTTTAGCTTTCTTCCATCTTTTTTTGATGATTTCAAAATCCATTCTTTTAATGATATCATCTTCAGAAGATTCAATCAAAATTGGCTCTTTATTTTTATATATATTCCACAAACCGGCAATATATATAAAATTAGTGCCTGACCCTTTGAAAACAACTCCTTCACTTTTCAATATAACACTCTGTTTTTGAACAAAGATATTATATGATGTTAGCTTTCTCAATGATATCGGAGTCTCCATTTTGAATTGGACAAATAATTATTTTAAAATTATAAGTATTAAAGCAAAAATAAAAATTGATTTAAAAATATTATGATTAATCTTAATTGTTAAATATGAATAATGATGGTTGTGAATGTGTAATATGTTTAGATGATATTGTTAATATAAAAAATAATTGTAAAATATGTAATAATAGTATATGTAATAATTGTTATTTTAAAATGATTGATAGAACATATGATATTAATAATGATATTATTTATACTTGTCCATTTTGTAAGAATGATAATTATAAAAAATGGAAAGATATTGATACAACTGTTATAGTTGATTATTTTTCAGCAAATGAATATGAACATAAAAAAGAGATAATAAAATTCAGAAATATTATTTATGATAGAGATAATGAAATAATCAGATTAAGAAATATAATTAAACTTAAGAAAAAAGAAATTGATGAAAATAAAGAATTAATTGATTCACAATCTAATATTATTAATAATATTATATTAAATTTACCAAAACCACCTGAAGCAGTTAAGAAACTTAAATATCAAGAATTTTATAAGATTACATATAGAAATTTAAGAAATTCAGAAACTACTATATCTCCACAAGAAGCAATGAAAAGTGTAAGTGTTTTATGGCGAGAATATAAAAAATCATTTGAAGTAGTTTAAAAAATTTATTTTTTTGTTAGTTTTTATAAGTAATATTTAATAAAAATGATTTATTTATAAAATAACCTTTACTATCCCATTAAAAAGGATGCCCAAAAAGGCAAACACTGACACAGATCCAGTAAAAAAAGTAGCAGTGAAATCAAAGCCTGTTGATCCAGTCGAGAAAGTAGCAGCAAAATTAAAGCCGGTTGATCCAGTCGAGAAAGTAGCAGCAAAATTAAAGCTTGAAGAAGATGCGGACGATGAGGAAGAATTCACAGAAAAAAAGGAATATTATGTTGCAAAATTAGAATATTATAAAACTAAATTTACAGAATATACTGCAAAACTTCAAGCAATTTCTGATAAAATCGAGTATTACTCGGACGCAGTTCAGAAGTTCTAAAAGTTTGTAGTTAATATAAGGATAATATTTTTTGTCCTTAAATCAATATTTATATTTATAATAATAATATTTATAATAATAATTTCTTATAATATAGTAAATATTAACATTGTTAATGTTAGATAATATTAAAAGAGTATCGAGTGACCCTTCATTATTAAAAAAAAAAATATCTGATGAAAGTATTCATTCACAAAAATCCGCATCTAGTCCTATTATGAGTATTTCATCTGCAAAAAAAAAGAAAATATTATTATTTTCGGAGGATAGTACTGATAGTGATTTTGAATATTATTAATAAAAATTGATTTATTTTTATAATTTATAATTTTATTATAATGCATCGCAAATTTAAGTCTGGTTATTTTCATAATAATAATATTAAATATAATATGTTTGAATTATCAAAGACAAAAATGATTAAAATGAAATTGGATGAAAATGATAAATTAACTAAAGTTAACAACAAAAAAGTTTATAGTGTTTCTGTTTCTCATGAAAAAAACAAAGAATTAGATCATCGTGATAATAGTTATAAATTAACTAATTGTGATTATTATTATACAACTAATGATTATTATTATAATGATTATTAAATAATTATTTTATAAATAATCTAGATGCCTTTTCATTATTAATTTTAATTTTAATATCATTTTGTTTTATTCGTTCTAATCGTAAATATTCTTCTTGTTCTTCTTTTATTTTTTTGTTTTCAAAATAAAGTTTTTCTTTATCTGTTAAACCTTTTTTAATTTTAGAATTTCTATATTTTTCATATTCTTCAATACTTTTAAAATCTTTTAATGATTTATTTATCATTTCATCATCAACTAAACGAGTATTTGAATATGCTATTTTATAATCTGAATAAATTAAATTATTTTTACTGCTTTTTTCGGCACTACTACTATAATCATCTGGACGTTTACCTCCTATTTCTGTATAATTCATAGTTTTAGCTAAAACCATTGGTTCAGGTTCTTTATATTTGATTAATTCTTTTGGTGGTGGTGGAGTATGTTTCGTAAATATTTTATTAAAAGATGTATTATCAAATTTTTTCTTTTCAAATAAATTTTCTTGTGAAAAATCCTCCCTAATTTTTGAACTTTCATTCATAATATCACCATATCCAAAATCATTTTCATCATCTTCTAATTTACACATTTCAAATGTTTTATTAAAATTCTCATTAAAATTATCTCCTGTAATTGGTGCTGGTATTTTATCTTCTTCTTTTGAATAATAACTATTAACTTGTTGTTTTAATTCCATAAAAGTTTTATTTGAATTTCTTAATTTATATTCTTCTGCTAATACTTTAAAACATTCAGTAACAAAATTAAATACTATTTTATTTCCTCCAACTTTATCTGGATGTGTTAATAATGCTGTATGTTTATAAGCTTCTTTTAATTCATCCCATGTAAAAGTTTTAGAAACTTCAAGAACTTCATATGGATTTAATAGAGAATAATTGATTTTTGAAAAATCAAAAGATTTATCATTTTTAATTGCATTATAATATTGATGATATGTATATTGTCTATTAGATGAATTATTTCCCATTATTATTATAATAATAATATTATAATAGTTATATTAACTCATTATTTAATATAATAAAATATAAATAAAACAATATATATATAATAATATAAATGAAATTATAAAATTAATAATAAAATTAATAATCTTATTAAAACATTTTTTTGTATATTTAATACAATATTTTATATTCATTATTAATATCGCTTCATCTCTTGATTTTTTCCAATATTTATGAATTTTATCACATGGTATATTATTTGTTTTAATTTTACTAATAAAAATATTTTCGATTAATGATTTAGGAGGATTATAATTAACTTTCATTATAATTATAATATAAATCATCATTTATCATTTTTTTAAATTTAAATGCCAAAAATAATATTTAGCATATATAAATTTCCTATTCAAACATCTGCACGACACATCGGACAAGTCCTTCCCCATGCTGTCAAGCACGCTCGATGAAATGTATGATTACATCTGGTGATTTGAACATCGGTTGTGATATGTTCGAGACAAATTGAGCATGTCTGAATATTAGTTCTAGACGACAATTTAAATTTGTATGCATCAAGCTTAACTTTATATTTCATCACAAGTATCTGCTTAACATACAACAAAGCAATATGTCTGTGAAAATTGAGTTTATCTGAAACATCGAAATGAAAACCATCAGTTGCTTGCAATCTGACATAAGCATCATGAAAATCACCATGAGTTGTGATAACCTTCACACATTGCTTAATGTCATATGTATTAATAATACTTATGGTCTTCAAACAAATGCTATCCATGATAAGACTTTCACTTGTGCCATTAATAGTACGTATAACAAGTTCGTTAATGTATTTGGCGTCGCATCCCTTCAATAAACAAGTCGCCATAGGTGATGATGACATGCTAAGAACTTAATCCCGTAATTAACTTTAAAATAATAATATTTCATTTTTATTTATTTTTAGTTATTTAAATATACAAATAAATATTTAATCATTAAATCCTAAATATTTAGAAAATACAGATTTAATACCAAAAAAGAAATGTAAAATAGTAGCTAATCCTAATATAGAAATAAAAATATATAATAATGATATTATATATTGTAAATAAGTTCTTTTTGTTTTATTACTAATATCAGCATAAAACCACATATATGAATGTAAAATTAAAACAAAAACAAATGTAACAACATAATCAATTACAGCTAAATTTAAAATTCGATAGTCTCTTAAATTCATTGTGTTTTTATATAAATATTATAAATATTATAATATTATAATATGAAATTTTATGATATTTTAGAAGTTAGTCCTGATGCATCTATTGATGATATTAAGAAATCATATAAAAAATTAGCATTTCAATATCATCCAGATAAAAATAAAGATAATAAAGATGCAGAAATTAAATTTAAAGAAATATCAAATGCATATTCAGTTTTATCAAATCCAGAAACTAAACAAAAATATGATATGTTAGGTGATGATGGTTATAATAATGATGGAGGAGGACATCATGAAGAACCAAATATGGATGAATTATTTCAACATATTTTTGGTTCGCGAAGAGGAGGACATAATCCATTTGCAGATCATGATATGTTTGGTTTTAATGATACAAGAGGAGGACATCAAAATAAAAGAAATTGCAATAATATAACAAAAATATATAATATAACTCTTGAAGATATTTATAATGGAATAGATAAACAATTAAAATTTACAGTTAAAAAATATTGTAAAAAATGTTTCATAACTTGTAATGGTTGTAATGGTACAGGAGTAATTCAACAAGTAATTCAAATGGGTCCAATGACACAAATATTTCAATCTGTATGTAATAAATGTCATGGACAAAAAATTATGAATAAACATAATAAAGAATGTGTTGAATGTAAAGGCACAGGAACATATGATACAGAACATTTAGCACAATTAAATATGCCAAAAGGTTTTGATAATACAAATACAATATTTGAAGGTTTAGGAGAACAACCACAAACATCAGCCAATCTACCTGGAAATTTAATATTAGAATTTAAATTAACACCTCATTCATTATTTACAAAAAATGGAAATGATTTACATTATAAACATACATTAACATTATCAGAAAGTATTTTAGGAAAAATAATAATAATTGAATATTTCAATGAACAAATAAAAATAAATAGTAATCAATTTGGAATTATTAATTCATCTAAACAATATATATTAAAAGGTAGAGGTTTACCAATTCAAAATTCAACACAAAAAGGAAATATGATTATAGAATTTAATATCATATTTCCAAAAATAAATCCAGAAATGATAAGTGAATTAACCACCGTTATTAATAAAAGTTTTATTTATTAATAATAATTATTTATTTAAGCACTTGGAAAAGCAGGAGATGATTTAGTCGCAAATTTTGTTTTCATTTTATCTAAGTCTGCTGTATATACATCGCGATAATAATCAACTAAGAAATTATCACCATTATAATGAATTTTATTTTCTATAGTTGTATCATAATATTTATCACATACACAATATTTTTTAATAAATTCTGTTTTTTGCGTTTCAGTATTATATGCTGGTATGTCAAATGTATTTGGTATATTACCGGATGGACAAGCACAATCAATTGAAACATTATGTTTAGTGCTGTTATCATATCTAACTTTATAAAGTTTTGTTTGATCATATGAAGCATATAAATTATAAATACTGCCTTCGCTATTTAAATTAATTTTGCATCTATTAAGTTTTGCAACTTTCCAATTAATACTATGCCAATAGAATATAAATATAATGAGACCAATAATAAGAACAAAAGATATATTTAATAATAATTCAAAACTTGATATTTTTTTTGTTATAACTTCATTTAAACTATTAATAATAGATTTATACATTATCCTTCTATAAATATAATTAGTATTTAAATATTATGTTGTTTCAGTTTCGATATAAGGAGTTATTGATTTAAGATTGCATTTAACATTATTTTTAACATCATTAATATTATTTTTTAATATATCTGTATAAGTGCTATCAGGTGTTATAAAATCAGAATTACCATCTATACAAACATCAACATCTTTTTTAAGATTTTTAATTTCTGATTTTTTATTATTATTATTCATATATTCAATTACTGTATCAACTTTATCTACATCTAAATAAGGATTAAATAATTGTAATATTTCATATGTTCCATCCTTTGAAAAATAATAATATTCTTTTGAAAAATTAGCAATACTTGGGTCACCAGTAATACCTAATACTCCAAATAAACTTTTATAAAAATTGAAAACACCTTTATTAATTAATGCAGGTAATGGTGGTATTGATAATAATAATTCTCTAACTGGTATAAATAAAGTAGGAAATCCAGTTTCTGGAATTACAAATAATATAAATAAATAAATAAAATACATTATTAAAAATAGAATTGTTATTAAATAATAAAATATTAATGTAAATGATGGAAAAGTTTCTGAAAAAGTTGTAATAATAAAATAACTAGATTTACCTAAATCACCAAAATTATCTTCTTCAAAAAATAAATAATTTAATGGTGTATATATTAATAAATCACATAACCATATAAATATACAAATATTAAAAAAAACTACAAAAATAATTAACATATCTATAAAATCCATCTTATCTTATACTTGTTTTTAAATAAGATTTTATAGCATTAATATAACATTCATTATATGGTGAAAATGAATTATCTGCATCTATTTGAATATCACTAGTATAAGATGAATTATATGGTTTAAATTTTTGTCTAACATTAACACAAATATTTGTTTCTTCTTCTATTTTTTTCATTCCTTCTTTAATAACAGGATCATTTTTATATTCATTATATTTATTAATATCATCAGGATTATCATTTGTTTCTAAATCTTTCATATAATCATCATCTTTATTTTTAAATTCATCATTTATATTTTCATTTGGTTCTGGTATATAATAATCAGATATATCATATCCTGATACTTCTCGAACTATTTGATTAACATTATAATATAAATAATTAGATATATCATTACCAACAGGAAATAAAAAATAATCAATAAAATTATAAAATATTTCTCCATTAATCATTCTTGATGATATTCTATATATTAATGGTAATGTACCCAAATCAGTTAAAGTTTTGAAAGGTGGAATTAATAATAACATTAATGGTTTAAGTGGTAAAATAAATATAAATGGAAATATTGGAATTGGAAAAATAACAACATATGGAACAAATATTAAAATTATCATCCAAAAAGAAAAAATCCAAAATAATACTACTATTAAAATTAATGATATAAATTTTGAAATCTTATAAAGAATATAAAAAAACCAATATAATGCAGGTGATAATATTGAAATATTTGCAAGAAAATTTAATTTACTACAACCAAATAAATATAACCATAAGCTATTGAAATAATATAATTTATAAGCAACAATATAAGATACACAACCAATAAAAATATTGTGCATAATAAAAATTGGTTCTTTTAAAGGATCGCTCATTATTGAATACTTATATTATAATAATCATAAAAATTTTTAACAATAACTTCAGGTATTTCATTTAAATCAATTAATTTTTTATTTAAATTATAAATATCTAAAATATTATGAGATTTTAAATATTTTATTCTATCTTCTTCATTCATTAATGCAATTTTTAATGCATTATCTTTTCTCATTCCATTTTGAATTTTAGGTATATTATCACTTTTATCGCCAATAATGATTTTTAATAATAATTCTGTTGCTGGATTAAAATTAATTTTTAATGATAAATCTTTTAATTGCATATTAAAGATATTTACATTATTTGAATACATCTGTAAATAATCACTATCATTTGTTATAATAACTATTTTTATTTCTCTAATATTATTTAATTGTTTTTGAATTAAAAATACTATATCATCAGCTTCTAAATTATCAAATTTACATAATTTAAATTTATTAGCATTTAAATAATTCTCAAATAAATCAAAAATATTACTATTAAAATTATCTTTCTTAATTCTCGATTGTTTATATTTATCATAAATTTGATTTCTCCATATTTCAGATCTTGGACAATCTATGCAAAATATTATATTATCCCTCATTGTTTTAAATTTTTTAGTTAATTTTTTAACATCTGCTTCAAAATGTTTAATGAATGCTATAATAAATTCTTTATTCTCTATTATATTTTCATGGTCCAATTCAAATCCTTCCTGTCTTTGTTTAAACCAACTTACTGTTGCAAAATATCTATTAAAGATATAATAACTATTATCTATCAAAATTACCGGATGAGTTTTTGAAACTATGATAGAAGACATAATAATAAAATTATATATTTATTTTATCATTTTTTTATTTATATAGAAATAAAAAAAATGATTATAATTTCTTAATTAGAGATTATATTGAAATGAATGAAAAACAATTAGATGCTTTTAATATTGTTAAAAATAAGCAAAATTTATTTTTATCAGGATCTGCCGGTACTGGTAAATCTTTTACTATTAAAAAAATAGTTGAATATTTAGAATATAATAATATTAATTATGGTTTAACAGCTTTAACAGGATGTGCAGCAAGTTTAATTAATGGTCAAACATTACATTCATATTTATTATTAGGTATTGATAAATCTCTTAAAGATATTTATAATGATTTATCTAAAAAATATATACCTAAACTAAAATCTTTAAAATCCTTAAATACATTAATAATTGATGAGATATCAATGATGAGTAATGAATTAATTGAATTGATTGATGAATTATTTAAATTAATTAAATCTAATTTATTACCGTTTGGCGGTATTCAAGTAATATTAGTTGGTGATTTTCATCAATTACCGCCAATTAAAGGTAATTATTGTTTTACATCACCCACATGGGAAACATTAAATATGAATAATATAATTTTAACTGATTTAATTAGACAAAAAGATGATTTAGTTTTGCAAGAAATTTTAGAAGAATTAAGAAATGGCAAAATTAGTGATGAAACATTTCAAATTTTAAAAAATTTAAATAAAACAGAATTTTTAGGTGATATTAAGCCAACAAAATTATTTCCCGTTAATACAAATGTTGATAAAATTAATAATAAAGAATTTCAAAAATTAGTTAAAATTAATGATGGTAATATAACTATTTATAAAGCTTTGTCAAATTATAAAGTTGATAATATTGAGTCATTTAATGTATGTCTAACTTTAAATGCTCAAATCATGGTAATTAGAAATATTAATATTGAAACTCATTTAGTTAATGGTACAAGAGGGATTGTTGTGGGTTTATTAGATAAGTGCGTAATTATCAAAGATATTAATAATAATATTCATCATATTAATTATTATACTGATTTAAATAAAAATAAAAAAAATTATATTTCATTTATGCCCTTAAAATTAGCTTATGCTATTTCAATTCATAAATCTCAGGGTTCGTCAATTGATTGTTTAGAATTAGATTTAGGCGATGATATATTTGTTTCAGGTCAAACATATACTGCTTTATCGCGCGCAACTAATATTAATAATATTAAAATAATTAATATTGAAAAAAATTCATTCTTTGTTAATAAAAAAATAATTGACTTTTATAAAAAATAAATATTTTATATATATAGATATAAATATAAGTTATATGGCAGATTTTATGGGACACGAACAAAATTTTACTAATTATAATACTCATGGTGGTGGTGATGAAGAAGAAGAAGAAGATATGGATGAGGTAGTTCAGGATGATTTTTTTGCTGGTGGTGCAAAAGCTGTAAATGAACGTTCATTCACTGTTGAAAAGGCTGATATTGGTAGTTTTTCAGGTGGTCGTTTTATTTCAACTTCTTCTTATAATGCGGCTAAAAAAGCCGCTACTGCTATTTTTAGACATATTGATGTTGAATCCGGTGTTGCTAAACCTCGCAAACAAGCCGCTTCAACTAAAAATGGACGCGAAGTTACAGTTAATCGCGCATTAGCTCAACGTTTCAACAAGAAAAATCCAGTTTCACAAATAACTTTTGTATTACATCGCATTGATCGCCAAAATCCTCAAAAATATTATGCTTATACCGCTGAACGTCTACATGCATCTAAACCTAAGATTATACGACGTGGAGATGTTGATGTTGCATTTAATCATGTTATAACTGTTAAACAATCTGATTTAAGTGATGATTATGTTGCCTTAAATGCACAATTATCCAAGGATTTTAATGCTGCTAAACGTGCTGCTAAACGCCGCGCTGAAAATCCTGATAAACCTCTCAAAGCACGTAAGCCCAAGGCTCCCAAGGCTGCTAAAGCTCCCAAGGCTGCTAAAGCTCCCAAGGCTGCTAAAGCTCCCAAGGCTGCTAAAGCTGCCAAAGCTGCTAAGGCTCCCAAGGCTGCTAAAAAAATAACTGTTGCTGATATAATAAAATCATTATCTATGCCTGCCAAACCGGTTAAAGCACCTAAAGCACCTAAAGCACCTAAAGCACCTAAAGCACCTAAGACCGCTAAACCCAAGACTTCTAAGAAAACAACTGGCAAAGCTCCACGCAAAGCGCTATTCGGTGGTGGAGCTTGCAGTTTCTTTTAAATGATATTAAATTAACCCATTGATGATTTTGAAAAATTATTTATATCATAATTATCATCAAAGAAATATATTGCAATTAATTTTTTTCGATGAATACGTAATTTATCGCTAATTTCTAATATTTTTGATTCATCTTCTCTATTTTTAAACCATTCATTAAATAAATCATTATAAAAAATTACACTTTCTGATAATAATGGATATTTATTGCATTTTGTTGTTGCTAACATTTGAGCTTCTTCTGCTAATCCAATAATATGTTGAAAATGTTTAGTTATGCAATCTCTGCATCTTTTATTTTTATTTGTTAAATGTTCTTCTAATAATATTGATTGTTTAACAATTTGCATATTATATTTTGGATCACTTACTGGATCTAATGCACCACAGCTTTTAATATCACATGAACCCTTTTTATGATTATTTGAATGATTATTTGGAAAATTTATTTTTTTTACATTATAATATAACAATAAATATACAATTACATAAATAATAATTAAACATAATATAAAAAATAGAATATTCATATCTAATTAAAGAATATGAATTTAATTATAGAAGCATTATTTATTGGTTTATATACATCACTATTCTCTATTTTTCACATCGGATATCATTTATATTTATATTTATTCATTATTGGTTTTTTTAAACATTATTTAGGTTATTATTTAGGACTTCATGATTATTATTGTAATAATAATAAAAATAACAAAAATAAATATATAATAAATGATAGTATTTTAGAAGGATTTTATTTTATTATAATTGGTAATTTAATTTTTAAGCTTTTCAATTATAATAAAATTATATCATTATTTATAATTGGATTTTTAATACATATAATATCTGATTTTATTAATTTACATAAACTTTTTAAATATTATAGATGTTTATAAATTATTAAATGTTGATGATGATGGATTATAATTAGACCAATAATTTTTGTTCTCGGCTAAACGTGTTGATTTATGAATATAATAAGAAATATAATAAGTTAATATTATAAATAGTACTGCACATAATATTATTATTTGCATTATCATAGCAGAATTTAATAAATATAATATTAATCCTATATTTAATATTATAATACTAAACGATATGGCTATTATCATATAATAATAAAAATTTGCATTTTTCTTTAATATTTCTATTGAATTCATTAAATTCATATTCTTAATCTTATAAATTTCAGCCTTCTCATTTTTAATAACTGATAATTTTTTAATATATGTTAGAGATGATTGTAGATTATTATCAATATTACTAGTTGCCAATGTAAGTATTAATTTAGTAATATATTTATCAACAGCTAGTTTATAACTATTAGCTACACTTTCGGTTACTAATGGTAATATATTACCATAAGTTGATTGTTCATCTTTATTTAATATAATTGTAAAACCTTCTTTAACTCCAGAATATTGTTTATATATTATAAATGCAATTATTATCATTACTACAATAATAACATAAACAGATATTTTAGAATTATTATCAATGCTTTTTGTACCAAATATAACTAATATTATTAATAATAATAATATTGCAAAAGCTATAACTAATTTATAATAAAATGAAATATTATTAAAATTCTCTAATTCACCATTATATTCATTAATTGTTTTATTTAAATCTAATTGTTTTTCATAAAAATTATCACTAGTAGTTGTATTTTTATTTGATACGTTATAGATATTTGCAGTAATTGTTGCTGCATTATTACATATAGTAGTTAAATATTCTGTAATAGTATTTAAATTTTTTGTTAAAAACCCTAAATCAGTATCTATTTGATTAGTTTCTGCTGTTGCTGATGATAAAGTATAAGTATATCTAAAAGGAGTAAATTTACCACTAGTGCATGCACTAGTGGGTTTATATCCACTACCTTTATCATTGTATGTAATTTTAGTAAGATCTATTTTACTAGAAGATAAAGAACTAAAAGAAATTATAGCAGGTTTAGTTGGTGTATATGAATCTACAGGTTTAATTGCAACAGGCGCAGTAGTATATGTATCATATAATGATGATGGAGAACTACCACCACCTGTTGTTTTAAAACTAATAGACAGAATTTCTCCAGCATCATTAATAGTTGCAGTATAAATATCTTTTGCTGTGTTATCACCATTCGTTGTCGTTCCTACAAAATTTAAATCAAATTTACCTGCATTGTTTGCACGAGTATCCAGTCCAGTACTAACATCTGTTGTATAACAACCACTTATAGGTGCTAATGTAGTAGGAGTTATTGTAATTCTGTTATTATGCATATTTGTTAAACCATATTGAATACTAACATTATATACAACTAGATTATAATAATGCATGTAATATTTTAAAGTAGTTAACATAATTGTGCTATCAGTATTTAAAATTGTATTAAAAGCTTCTAAATATATAACAATTCGATTATATAAATAATTATCATAATCAGTATCTATTATATATGTATTAAATTTATTATAATAATAATTTAAATCGTCTCTTTTAATATAACCATTGCCATCATTTATTTTAATAGTTGTTTTTCCTGATGTTCCCCATGTCGTATTTGTATGTGTAAAATTACCAGGATCTGTTATTGTAGCAGTTCCTAATTTATCGCTAGTACCTTCTGCTTTATCTAATTTAATAGCATAATATGCATTCTTAGTAATCTCTTCATTCATAAAAATATTTAAATGTTTTAATGTATCACCTGTATTATAATTATGATACAATGGTAAATACTGTTTTTCAGTATCATTATAGTTTGTTATTATACTATTATTAATTGCAGGAGAACCATTAGTAGTATCAGCAGTAATAGTATATATATTATCATAATTATTTATAGTTGTTGATGTAGCTAATAGTAAATTAGCTATATTAAATAAATTAGCTATATTTACTGTATTTACTCCATATTTTTCATCAGTAGTAATATTTGTTAAATCAGATCCTGTATTATTAATTATATTTAATTGCGTATTTTCGCAAAAAGTTTTCCAGACAGTTGGATTATTTACTTCATTAGATTTATGCAAGTATAATCTATAAACAATTGCATATAATTTACTAATAACTAACATATCATATATGAAAGTTTGATTTTTTAAGTCATCATATTTTTTATAATTATTATCATTTGCAGCAGTACCTGTAATTATCGTACCAGAACTAGAAAAATCTTTAATTAGTCCTATATATGCCATATTATCATTTTGTTGTCCAAAAAAAAGATGTCTATTTTTGATATTTGTTGTCATGCCAAAATATTTAGAAATCTTGAATGAATTTTCAATTAATTTTATTGAAATTGAGTCATCAGGAAGCATATTTACAGTTTTATCTGTAAATCCTTCAGTTATGCGAGGACGTGAAGGAGTTGTTAAAGTTTCAGAAGATTTAACATAAATTAAAATACAGCCATTATTACCATTATTATTAATTAATAATTTTGAATAATAGCAACATTCACCACCATTACCACCGCAGCCATAACCTAAATTTCTAGTTTCAGAAAGATTTGCAGCATTTCCACCTGCACCAAATATTAAAGTTTCATTAAACCAATCAATTATTTTTCCATCACCGCCAATATTATTTTTACCGACTGACATAATACCACCACCACCACCACAATAATCACCAACAGCACCATCATATCCATTATAACTGGCACCAATAATTGAAGCACCTTTAATTTTATTTATACCACTACCACCACCACAACCACCATCGAGATTAGTATTTTTATTAAAAAATCCACAACCACCATTTCCACCACCTTTACATCTTATAGTTTCGAAAGTGTTATCATCATTACGATAAGTTAAAATAGTATCTGATGCGGGTATATAAACATATTTTTCTTCATTTTTATCTAAATTAAATAGTTCGCAACCTTCAAAAGAAATATTAAAATTATTGCTATTATTAGTATCATTATAAGCAATAATTTTAATATTATAAAAACGGTTAGATTCTAATTGGATAATTTTAACATCAGCAATATTATTTCCTTCAATAAGAGCATTAGAATTATTATATACAAATTCATCAAACCATATAATAGTTTTAATTTTAGAATTAATATTAACATTAAAATATCCGGTAGAATTTGTTTTAATATAACCATCCCATATATATGTAGTATTATTATGAAAAATAGAAGATGGTATAGTTATATTATTAACATTAAAAGATTGTATTAAACCAGAAGATTGAATACCTAATGATGAATAATCATCATATTTAAAATTAATATTTAAAAGATTAACATTAGTATTATTATAAATATTAAGAATTAATCCAGATTTGAATAATTTATTAATATCGGCAATATCGCACATACCACCAGTACCAATTTCAAATGTATAAGTTTTATTTTTTTTGAATGTATAATTATTATTAATATAAGAAGAACCAGCACCACCTCCACCGCCAAAAAAATAACCACCTGCACCGCCTCCGCCTATCATAAATAATTCACAATTTAGATTTTCATTAGGGGTAAATTTAAATTTTTGCTTATTATCGTTATATAATAAACAAAAATAATTATTATTATTTCTTGTAATGGTCCAATTAATATTTGTTCCATCTTCTTTTGAAATTTTATGTTCTTGCATATTCTAATTTATATTTATATTAAAAATAGATTATTTATTTTTTAATATTATCCATTAATATTTTAAGTTCATCGGGATTTTTCTTTAATCTGTTCCATTCGAGAGTAGTAGCTTGAAATAGAATTTTATGAGGTGTATTATCTTTATTTTCAGATTTAAGTTTATCAAGATAATATTTAATGAAGATATTATAATCAGTTCTTTTTTTTTCAATTTTAACTTCTTTAGGTGTTTCAATTGGTACTTCTTCAGAAGTTTCACTAGAAATACTAATAGCGGTATCATTAGTTAAATTATCATTTACAATATCATCATTATTTATAACTTGATTTAAAGAAGTTAATAATGGAACTTCATGTGTAATTTTAGACATATTGCATTTTTTAGCCCAAACTTTGCGACCATTTCTAATTTGCACAGACCAAATAAAATTATCATAACCTTCTTTTTCATAATTAACATCAAAACCTTCAGCAGATAATCCAAATCTTTTTGGAGATTGTTCTTTACCAGTATAACTTTCAGTTGAAATATTAGAGCAAGGAATTTTATTACTTTTCATTATTAAATAATGAATAATATAAAGTTCATAAATCATTTTTTTTTGATAAATATTAAATGTAAATATTAAAAAAAATGAATAATAAAAAAATATATATATTTAATAATTATTTTAAAATAATGCCTAGTTTCTTGTTTAATGTTGATGCTAAATTTAATAATATTTTAGCAAAAAAAAAAATATCAGTAAATGATTTAATTGAATTAAAATCATTTATAATAGAAGCATATGAAAAAGATACATTGATAGATATAGATAATCTTCAAAAATCTCAAAATATATTAATAAGAAATTTTGAGGATTATTGAATATTTAATCAAAATCATCATCTGCATCAATTTCACCATCATCATCAATATCATCAATATCTTCAATTTCTTCAATATCTTCTTCTAACTCACTTTCAGCGTCTGAAGATGTTTCACTATCAACACCTCCTTTTTTGGGTTTTTTTGGAATTAAATCATCATCATCATCATCTTCTTCTTTATCACTTTCATTATAAATATCTTCAATTTCTTCTGGATTATCAGTTGTTTCATTATCATCATCATCAGCTGCATCAGTAATAATAGCATTTTTAATAAACTCAGGTTTACTTTTTATAGCTCTACCGATAATAGAAATATGTTTATCAAATAAAGCAAATTTTTTGCCACATACTTCAATTTTAATTTCATCATCGATAGCAATAGTATCAATATTAATTTCAGATTGAATACCTGCAGAAATTTTAGGAATAATTATTTGTAGGATGGGAATATTATCATAATAACCTTCAGCAAGAACACCTAATGAATTTTTAGCTTTAACTTTACATTTAATAATAGAACCTTGTGCTGGATTACAAATTTCAGCGATACATATGATATCAAAATACATATTAGCATTAAAATGTTCTTTTTTTAATTGTCCAACAGAACGTTTAATAATTTTGATAGTATCTTTTTTAATATAACCATACTTAGAACATATATTTTCATAATTGAGTTTAAGTTTGGATAAAATAATGGATTCAAAATCCTTAGTTATTTCAGACGGAGTTAATATAATAGTTGTTCTAAATTTAATCGGTATAAATAATTCAGTTGTCATTATTTAATTTATATTTATATAAATATTTCAGTTTTTTTATTTATATAAAAAATTGATTTATTTATATATATTAAATAGATTAAAAACATGGAAATTTCTCAGGATGAACCAATATTTACTTCAATAGATAATATAAAGAAGTTAATTAAAGGTACAGCCGATGATTTTATTATTCAAATTCATAATGATAATGGTTCATGGAGTGAAACAGAATTTAATAATTTTATAAATACATTTAAGTCAAGTGGATATAAAGAGACTATAAAAGATGAATATTTGGAGATTACGAATATAGATAATATAACATTAATAATAAATAAAATAAAAAACATATTATTATATTGTAATAGTAATAATTATAAGGCGATAGAGCATAAATGGTATAAAAAGACATTAATAACAGAAGAAAAAATAAATGATTTATTTGATATAAATATGAATATGAATGTTTATAATATTGATGATGTTATAACTGAACCTGAAAAATGGGATGATAATTTAAAGAGATTTAAATTAATAAAGGAGTTTTCATATGAAATCGATAAAGGTGTAATAGTAATTGGACGAATAATTAAAGATAGTATTACAAATTATGCGACAATGAAGAAATCTAGAATTAATAATACAAATCAGATATATTATGAATTTGAATTAAAGATAAAAAATATGGATGTTATTTTAATAAATATAATTAAAACAATTCAGGCATTATTTTTATCAAAAGTAGTTTTAACAAAAAAACAGCAATCATCAATATTGGAAGATTATCGTAATTTGGTAAATATTGCAACACAGAGAAAATCGGATGATACTGTTTATTTATTAACACCGAAACCGGTAGCATTAAAGAAAATTAATTTAGAAAATCCTGATAATTATGGAGTTGTTAGTATTTTACGGGGTTATACTGTAACAGAAAAGGCAGACGGAGAAAGATTATTATTATATATTAATGGTAATGGAGATGTATATACGATTGATAGTTCAAAACGAGTAGAGGGAACAGGAATAAAGGCAAAAAAAGAAGCATATAATTCTTTAATAGATGGTGAATATGTTCATTGTAATAAGAGAATAGATGGGATAAAAAGACATTTATATGCAGCATTTGATATTTATTTCTTAAATGGAGAGAAATTAACTTCATTGCCATTAATGGATGATAAACATAAATGTAGATATAATGAAATGTTAAAACTAGATAAATTATTGGATGTTAAGAAAAGTAATATTGATTTTATGGTTAAAGTTCATAATTATAGTAAAGATATATATAAAGAAAATAAGAGTATATTAGAAAATCATAAGAAATTGCCATATGAGATAGATGGTTTAATATTTACACCTGCTAAATTAGCGGTATATTCATATTATCCGACAATGCCAGTTGAAATAAAGACGGATATGACATGGAATAGTGTCTTTAAATGGAAACCACCTGAACAAAACACGATTGATTTCTTAATAAAATTCATTGGTGATATTAGAAAGGATGGTTTAAAATATCGTAAATATGGTTTATATGTTACTGATAAGAATATGTTAAATGATTATAATATTAAGAATGTATTAAATATTAGATATAAATATAATAATATTGATAAATTAACAAATTTCTTAGAAACAACTGAGAAAGATATATTTAAATTATTTGTGCCAAATAAGTATTATATAAATGATAGTGAATTTGCATTTATAGAAATTAATACGAAGGGTGAAGTTCGAGCGGAAAATAATGATAAGATTGATAATAATACGATAGTTGAATTTAGATATGATTTAATTGAAAAGCGATGGATACCAATTCGAGTAAGAACGGATAAAACGCGTATATTTAATAAAGGAGTATTTGATAAAACGGCAAATTCAGTTCAAGTAGCATTAGATACATGGGATACAATTCATAATATGATATCAGCATCAATGATAATAGGAAATATAGAAGAAGTTAAGAGTGATAAATCAGATGAAATAGTAATAACGGATAATGTATTAGAAACGGATGATATATATTATGAGCGAAATGTGCCATTTAATAAGATATCAAATGGAATGCTTTTATTACATATGTTAATTAAAAGTCATTTATATAATAGACCTCAATTATTTAAACCTGCAAATAGAAATCAGGAAGTTAGAGGAACATTATTAGAATTAGCATGTGGACAAGCGGGAGATTTGAATAATTGGAAATATTCGAGATATACATTTGTATTAGGAATAGATTTGGTTAAAAGTAATATATATTCATCAAAAGGTTCATATTCAAGATTGATGAGAGAACATAGAAAACAATTAAATTATAATAATAAAAATGGTAAGAATTTTTCATTATTGGATATGGCATTTGCTGTTGGTGATTGTACATTAAATATTAAAACGGGAGAAGCGGCAATAGATCCAGAAAGTAGAGAGTTATTAAAGATGGTAATGAATCCAGTTAAAAGACAACAAAATCTGGATGTATATGAGAGAGCATTAGCAGGAAAAGGAAAAGATAAATTTAATGTTATATCATGTATGTTTGCAATTCATTATTTCTTTGAGACTGAAATAAAATTAGAACAATTTTTAAAAAATGTAAGTGATAATTTACAGAAGGATGGATTATTCTTTGCGACATTTATGGATGGTTCTAGTGTAGAATTGGCATTATCAAAATCAAAAACGGGAATAATAGAGGGTAGAAAAGATTTTGAAGATTATAGTGTACCTGTATGGGCAATAATTAAACAATATAAAGATGAGAAACATTATAATAAAAAAATTGATGTATTTATCGAGAATACACAAAAATTAATTACAGAATTCTTAGTTAATTTAGATTTCTTAATAAAAAAAGCAAAAGAATTTGATTTAGAATTGGAAGATACTGAATTATTTTCAGAAACTTATGAAAAAATAAAGAAAGATTTTGCGAATGATAATAAGAATGAAATATATCGTTCTAAATATAATTTATATGAAAGTTGGAGAATTGATGACCATAAGAAATCATTAATAGAATTTGAATCAAATACAATATCAAAATCATTTAGTTTCTTGAATAGATGGGTTATTTTCAAGAAGATTTGATAAAGTAGTTAAAACCACAATAATATCAGGTGTTAAATTATAAGCATGATTTTTTGCAAAATGATTAATTAATTTTTGAATATTTTTAATATTATTTGAATGACATAGATAATTAAATACATTATCTTCATTAATTATTTTTTTCTTATAAATCGTTGTTTGTTGATGTCTTAATTGAGCTAAATGAAAACGAATGAGTGGATTTAAAGTTTTGTCCATATTTAAATCAACTTTAAAACGATTATATTTAGGATAATAATTAGTTGTAGAAACATATAAATTATAAATAATTTGTTTAATAATATTAAAAATTAAATCAATTGTATTATAAGTATCATTCGGAATTTCTAAATCACCCTGATAAAATTCATTAATAAATTCATTAATATTATAATTAGGTTTTTGAAGCATATAAATATATAAAATATTATACCATTTATTATAATTAAATGCATTTACTTCTTCTTTATGTAAAATTGCATCATCACTAATTTTATAAAGTTTATTATTTTTCTTAATAATAATACCATAATTATTATTATTATTAGTACTAATATATGCAATACCTTCTTGTGGAGATGTGAATTTAATTGGATATTTTACACCTAAATATGCTAATGGATGATTATCAATATTTTCTTCAATTAAAGAAATTCTATTTTTTGTATTGATATGAAAAAGATGTCTATAATTATCACCCATCATATTAGTATAATTAATTACATGAATATTATCAGAATGAATAATAACAAAATCATATGAATATAAGGGACTTAAATTTGATGTGAATAGATTACGTAAAATAGTTGAAATATTAGGATCACTAATATTCACATGATTTTTATACATATCATATAAAATCTCATCTAACATATAACCGTGTGTTTTATCTTTATTTGAAAATTTAGAAGAATTGATATCAGGACAACTAGAACTGCCAAAATACCAAATGCCATTATGATAATAAACAGTTACAACTGTTCCATCTAGAGCACTATAACAAATATCATTTTCTTCATAAATATTCGTGGTATAATTAGAAATATTTGAACGAATTGGGATACTATTACTAATAGAAATAACAACATTATTTCCAATACTTTTAGAGAAATCTAAAACAACACTGCGACATTTATCATATAAATCCTGAAATTCAGAAACATCATCGCGTTTATATGAATTATGAAGAAGACAAAGATTATTATTATTTTTAAATTTCTTAACTTTAATAACAGGCCAATAATGTTTTTGTTTTAAGATATTAATAAGAGTATTTGGATAATTGCCATTTTCGCATTTATCATAAACCATCTTAATAATATCTTCTAAAGTATCTGCCATTTTTTCCAATAAAAATAATTTATTATATATATAATATAAATCTTAAATCATTTTCATTTAAAAAAATAACAAAAACTTAATTTTGTCATTATTAAATAATATAATTAATGTGTTAATTGTTTCAGGGTCGAATACATAACTTGACCAGAATATAATCCAATAACAGTTCGGATAGTTCCATGACCAATTGCAAATTGTCTAATGATATATGATAATTTTTTTTCTGAAGTTTTAAAATTGTTTAAAAATGTTTTAGAAATATCAAGATATTTTTCATTTTCATGATATTTCATATTTATAAAATAATGAAATGGTGAAGAAATTATACTAGCTGTGCAAATAACTGCACAATTATAAAATAAGTCATTATTATCTTTTTTATTTGAGATGTAAATAACATTAAAAATAAAATTCCGCATAATCAATGTTTCCATTCCAATCATACAAAACCTTAATCCATGTTTTCTATAAATAGAAATAAATGAATCATAAGTTGAGATTTTATTGTAATATGATTTATATCTGATAACATTTAATGGATTCAATGTAATGGCAGTTGTAGCACTAACAGTCAATGCGGATTGATATACATTCATATTTTTTGTATAGTCAATCAAATAGAAATATAATCCACTTGTGATAATACGCGAATAGATGCTATTTGATGCTCCTGCAAATGGTTTAATCCAATTTTCACGCTTAAAAAGCTTTGAATTATTGATAATGCTATTATAAATTGCTTTATCAATTGGACTAAAAATAAATGCTTGTGTAATACCAACTGCAATACCAATATAAAAATCCATTCTTTTCAGTATAAACTATTTTTAAATATATATAAATCATTTTTTTATATTTTACATATAAAAAATGATAAATTAATTTAATAATGAGTTCAATGTATATATTAAAATATATAAAATTTGATTATGGATATAAAAATTATCATTTAATTCAATGTTGGAATTCTAAATTAAAAGTTTTTAATATTGATTTTGAGGTTAATAAGCATTTTAATTATATTAACATTAATAATATATCAATAAACAATGATTATAATCATAATAATAAAGATGAATATTATAATAATAATTTAAAATTATTTAATAATAAAAAGATAAATAATATAAATAAATTTAATATTAATTTAAATATGAATAAAAATAAAATACAATTAAATAAAATACAATTAAATAAAATTATAATAGATGAACCAAAATTATTA